CGTAAAGCCTGCTACCGCTCAGCGTGTATTCGGTGTTATTTAGCCTTCCCTTGATGGGGTCATTGAGCCTAAAAGCTTTTATGTCCCTGTCGCCTAAATCTGCACCTAGTTCAACCTTGACTACTGGTGCTGGCATTATGAAGCACTCTGCCACACAGCACCAGAGGTGCGCTCGTAAGCCTTGATAGCGTCAACAATCGCTTTACCGATGTCCGGGCCTCTGCCAACTCCACCATTGACCGAAATGTTGTAGTTGGTAACAGTTGCAGCATTATTGAAAGCAGAGCGCGTTCCTACTCCTGCTATCTGAGAAGCAATGCTACCAAACTCGCCATAAGCCTGATTTAGCTGACCGATAGAGCTAGGGCCACTGGCAACCAAAGAAGCTGCTAAAGCACCACCCGCCATTGGCCCAGCAGCAATAACCTGTTGTAGAAGATCGTTAGTCAAACCCTGCTGAGAAAGGGTTGTAATGTTTTTTGCAAAGGCTCTCGTTTTTTCAATTAGCTTCTTGATGTTTTTGGTAATTGAATTGACAGAAGTACCCAGGTCAGGCAAGTTAAACGCTGACATTATTGATTCTTTTATGCCACCAAAGATTGACTTGACCGAATCAGCAAAAGACTTAATGGCAGCTTTTCTTTTTTGTAGTCTTTCTTGTTGTCTGCGAGCTGCTTCTTCTGCTGCTCTTGCAGCGGCTTGGGCTGCCGCATCTGCGGCCTGTTGGCCTGTTGACCCCGAACCAACACTTGCATTAAGGCTATCAACAGCGGTCTTGGCTTCTTTTGCCCTACCTGTCAAAAACCCTAGGTAGGCAGCAAGTTCTCTATTCCTTACTGATGCTTCAGCAGCTACATCTGGGTTTTTTTGTAAACTGTTGTTTAGGTTATCCACAGCGGTTGCTGCAATTCCATACTTATCTGCCACATATTGACTGGCTTCGGCTGACGCATAAAGGCTTGTGTTGAAGCTGGTGACAGATGCACTTGTAGTGTCTAACTGGTACTTAAAGTTTTTGCTTGTTTCGTTTACAAAGACAAACGCTGCTGCAAGCAAAGTGAGGCCAGCGATTATTGGATGAGCATTGATAAAAGTTAGAGCCGCGCCTAATAGATAAACCGCTGCTGTCAATCCACCCACAAGTAAAATCAAGGGTTCAAAAATTGTATAAAAGTCCACAAAGCTCGATACAGTAGCGCCTATTGCAGTAATCAAGAAATCAAAAGAACCGCCAACTAGCGTTGTTTTATCGCTAAGGTCACTGATAAAACTAACCATTGCCTCAAGAATTGGTAGAGAGCCTTCAACGGCTTTCGAAATCAAAGGGCCTAAGTATTCAATAAGAGGCCCAAGAGATTCTGTCAAAGTAACCATTACTGGCAATAACTGATTACCAATGCTGGCTTGCATGTTTTCAAACTGAGCTTGAACCCTTTTTTGCTCGACAAACAGGTTTCCAGACTGACCTCTAAAAGCGCCAGTTGCGTCAGCAGCTCTCTGGTAAAGAAGCTCCATCCTGATAACCTGCTCGGCGTGTCGCCTGGTAGCACCAGTTAGGTTATCCTGCCCTCTAGCAGCAAGCTCGGCATTGATTTCGCTCTGCTTCATAGCGACACCGAACTTCTCAATCGGGTCGTACTCACCTCGGAACAAAGCCGTCATACCAAGCAAGGCTTCTTGGACATCGTAGCCATAGGTTGCAGCTAAGTCCACACCAAGGCTTACAAGCTTTTGGGTTTCTTTTGTTGTGTCTGCCATGCTAAAGCCAGATTGTTTTAGAACCGAACCTAAGAACACCGAAGCCTTGGCAGCATCTTTTTGGCTAAGACCAATGTCGGCTGCGCCCTTGACAAAATTTTCCATAGTTGGGGCAAATTGACTAAAGACTGTTTGAAGCGAATACATGTTTCGCTCAAGATCACGAGCAGAGTCAATGGACTGACTTGTAAATTGAACAGCCTTAGAAGCTAACCCAAAGCTTGCTAAGGTAGCTCCGACCTTACCTAGAGTTGAACCAAGTGAACCGGCTTGAGAGCCAAAAGCACCTAGCTGTCGAGTAGCAGCAGCAATTCCATCATTTTTGAAAGTGCTGACGATGTTCAAGAACATGTTGCTCATTGGCTGTTATTCCTATCAATATTCTTTTCGACAAACCGGATGGTTTCTTGAATAGCGTCTTTTACATCGCTTTTTATGGCTGGGTATGAGTTATCAAAGCCAGGGTAAACATTTCTAGACTTTTTACGCTTGCTTTTCTTAACAACAGGGCCTAGGTTGCTCAAGAAGCTACCAACCGCGCCTGACCGAATTTCGTGACTTCTCATAATTTCAGGGCCACCAAACTCTCTAATTTTATACATTCTTGTATAAGCGTTACCGCTGGCCTTTTGTGCTAAATCTGCATAGACAACACCCGCTGATCGAACTATAAGTCGCGCTATGCCTGTCGCTCCTTTTTTGTTTCTGGTTAGGGCTGAAGTAGTAATTGAGTTGTATGGCTTACGCCTAGCATTGCTAACAGGGCTTCCAACGCTTCCATAGTTAGTTCCCCAACCAGTTCGACCACCATGCCTCATACCGGTCATTGGGCCTTGAGTACCAGCGCCCTCACCTTTGAGTTCTTTTTTGACACCCTCTTTTGCTTTTTCAGATATCACTTTCCAGCGTTTTTTTAGGTTCTTCATTTGCTCTGGGTCAATCTTGTTTAGTTCTCTTACAAAAAGCCGCCAGTCAGAGGCATAGACCTTTATATCACTGTTCTTGCCAGTGTAAAGTTTCAACGCCATTTAGACCACCTATCTCTACTTATTCTACCGAAGCAAAAAAAGAGAGGACACCCCGAAGGGTGTCCTCTCAAGCGCGTGGTGCTTGGTGCTGAGCCTTATAGATCAGATACCTGCCGAGTGTCCACAACATTCTGTCATCTAGTTCCATTAGCTCTCTGGGACTTATCCCTGTTTCACAAGCTAGTGTTGCGATGTACCAGTGAGCTGATGAATCACCAAGCCCGACTATTTTTTTTGTTCATCCGCCGGACTGACGGACTCAATAGTGTCCACCCATTCTTCGAATGATGCAGTAGTCGCTTTGGTTCTTGTTTCACTTGCCCAAGCTAGGAAAAGCAAGTGAGTAATCTTGATGTTTGCTTCAAGACTGGCAATCGAAATGTCGTAATTTGTTTCCAACTTAATCATGTCTGATGGGTTGCAAACAATCTGCTTCACTTCGTTTGGCTTATCAGTGAACTGTATTTGTAGGTTTAGTTTCATGATCTAAGCTTAGCGGAATTATGCGGCTGGTGCAGTTCCTCTTACAACTTCGCCAGATACAGGCCAAGTTACTGAAAGGGTAGCTAGGTCACCAACAGCACCTGCAAATGGCTGGTACTGAGTAACTAGAGCTGAGAAGCGGTACTCAGGGTTAGTAGCGGTTACAGTTCCAGAGGTAGGTGCAATCTTGACATCTACTAGAGTTCCCATAAGCGGGAATAGTAGAGCGTCAACAGCGCCAGCTCCAAAGTCCTGGTGGAAGTCTAGGGATACAGACGCATCCTTTAGTCCACCGATTCTTGAGCGGTAGCTTGAACCGAAAGCTGTGGTTTCTACCTCATCTGAGGTAATGTCCAAAGTTACAGAAGCGATTGAGCTGCTGAGAACAGCAGTTCCAACTGTGACCTTGTAGTCTTGTGCGTAAAACTTTGCCAATTTATTCTCCTAGTTTGCTATGACTGTGACTGTAAAGTCAGCAGCCAGGTATGTTGTATCACTGATTGTCACTGAACCAACTGAGTTCATTGACACGACTCGGCAGTCGTAGGCATATCCACCAAGAGTCTTGTTTGATTCTATCGCATTTTTGACACTGTTTGCCCCTGGTGAAATGTAGCCATCTAGCTTGCGCTGGGCTTCTCTTTCAGCAGCTCTACCGACAATTACAGTGATTGTGAAGTTGTAGTTAGTCATTCCCTTGGCAAAGGCTTGATCGTATGTAACCGAATCTAGGTTGACGATTGCCACAGGCGGGTTTGGTAGGTCAGGCACTTCTGCGGCTGTGCGTAGGCCAGTAATGGTTGCTAGGTTTGTAGCTAAAGCAGTCCTGATTTGGCTGATGCTCATTAGCCGAAGTTTCTCATAATTCTGTAAGGCATAGCTAGTTGCTCGACATCTGAGTCAAGGTAGCGGTTGACCCTGATAGCACCCATGTCACCAAATCCAGCAATACCTAGAGGTGAGTCAAGGCGCTTGAAAAGTCTTGAGGACTGAATTACTGTTGCTTGCCTAATAGCAGTAGGAACTGAGGCCCAGCCCCAAACACCTGTGATACGGCAAAGAGCTTGCTGATCTACAACAGGCCAAGTGTAATCGCCGACAGCCCTGATGCCTGTGTATGGCATGTAGAGTCCGTCTGAGCGACTGTTTAGAGGCTCAAGCTGAAAGTCGTTAGCGCCCCAGACTACATAAGTGTCGCCAACCTCGTCAGTAGAAGATACCTGTGAGATTGAAATAGCGTCATCAATAATTAGGTTTAGTGCGTCAGTAGCAGCGTAGTTTCTAGTAGCTGTTCCAGAGTTTGAAAAGGTGCGAGCTGTAAAGCCATCAATCATTCGTGAGGCAGACTCAATAGCTGTTTCTAGGAGCGTGTCGTCAAGATTGTCTGTAATGCGAAGTGAGGCTTTGACTTCTGTAAGTGTGGCGTAGCCATTTGTAATTGCCATAATGTTCCTATTCTACTGCTTGATGGATACGCTCTAAAAGCCCAGCTCTTGCCTGACTTTAGCGATGTGTGCAAAACCTATTTGGTCGTTTGA